CCAAGTTTGTGAATGCAGCTGTGCCAGTGGCAGAGCTGATACCGATTGTGCCGTTTGCAGATTGTGCAGCAGCCAAAGCTGTAGCAACGTTGGCAAATGCGCCAGTTGGGTATGTAGCGACTGCAAGAGTTGTACCTGTTGTTACTTGAGCGATAGCCACAGTAGTTGTCTGTTGCAATGCTTGTAACACGTTGGAAACGAACTGATTTACACCACCTTGTGCACCAATAGCAGCATTGGCTGTGAAGGTGTAGAAGTCTAACTTAGGACCAGCTGGGTTGAAAGGACCCTGTTGAGCGATGTTAGCTGATTGTGAAACTGGACCGTTTAATACGTCTAGGTTGAATACTGGTTGTGATCCGCCAGAAACTTTAGTGATAAATGCCATGATAAATCTCCTTAATATATGGCCTCAATGGGCCTACTTTTATTTATACCTTTTGGTAAAAATCAGGAGTTAGGTCACCAAATTAGGGTTGTTCAAGATGCGGTTTCCAGCACTGAATCCAAAGCGATTGACCAGCTTGGCACGTCCAGCGTCAGTGGCCAAGACCCAGCCTTCTTGTCCGGGCTGTTGGCGATCCAGCTGAGCCAGCATGTCCATCTTGATTTCGTGCAGTAGCAAAAACGCTGTGAATGCAGCCGTGATGCCTGACATGTTGCTTCTAGGGCTCTGCAGGTATTCCACTATGTTGTTGTATTTGCGGGGAGTCACGTTTTTCTGCAACCAAGCACCAAAATCCGACAGGAGATTTTCATAGTCTGTGGTGATCCTGGAATTCACGTAGCGTTTGCACAGAGCCGGCAAGTCGCTGAGCTGTGCGGCTCTAAGTTCGCCAGGATTGAACAGGCCGTTGATGTCAGCACCATGAGAGCTGATGATTGCACGCAGTTGATCTACGAGTTTTTTGTTGGGTGTGACATTCTTGATGTCTTTGACCGTGGGCTCGATTATGAGCAGGCCTGGCACTGGATCTAGATTCACGCTTCTTATGGGTTCGGCTGCGGCGTCGGCAGTTTTGTATCGGGTATGCACAGCTATGCCCACTTCACTGGCGCCAATGGCCTGTCCCAACTTGCTGGAGGCCGGAATGCGATATTCCACAAAGTTGGGCTTGAATTCGTAGTTGCCCGACACTTCAGGCGGAGTTTCGGTATACAGCAGGTCGCCCAGCACATATCCTTTGAAGTTTTCAGGTGTAGCAGCTTCCAGCATGGGCCATAGCTTGGCATAAATGCCAATCAAGTCTCCACGTTCACCTCCACGTTGACTCATGATCCCGGCCAGTTGTTGCATGCTGGTGGCACGGCCTTGATACCCTTTAGCGCCAAAGCCGCTCTTGTCGGTCAATACAAATTGTCCACGTTCATCACGACCCCAGATTATGGCAGGTTTGCCATCCCATTTGACCGTGGTTGTTTTTCTAGTATCCTCAGCGGCTGCACGTATGATGGACATGGCTTCTTCAATGCCACGTGTGCCGCGATCAAATACCAGGTCTTCGATGTGTGGTATTCTTGCTTCAGCTTCCATCAAAGTCTGCTCAATCAAAGGTTGCATGCCTTGTTTAACAATACGATCACGCAACTTGGCCAGGAAGTTTACTTCTGAGTATCCGGTTACTGCGGGTGTTTCACTTTCCATAAATGGCAGGCCTTCACGCTTCATGTGTTCACGAAAGTCGGCCAACTTGGCTTCACGTTCTGGATCAGTACTGAGAGCTTGTAGGATTGTTTCCACCGAAGCCAAGTCTTGGCGTGTGGCTGTTCGGTTCAGCAACAGCTTGGCCACGGCATCTGGATCATCTGAAATGATCGTGTTGGTTCCACGATCAGCAATGCCAGCGATCTGATTTAGTTTGTAGCCCAGACTCTTGGCTATTGAATTCATCAGCACGTTGCGTTCTTTACCTTTGTATCGGCTGTCTGCAGGCATGGCACCCAGCACAAACTTTGACCAGGGTACATTCTGCAGGAACATGAAGTCGGTCTGCACAAATCCTGAATCAGGGCGACCATTGATGGGTGTCTTGAAGTGCACCGCGGTGCCTGACTTGCGCACCCACTCTTCGGGCTTAAACCCGTGGCTTTGTGCCCAGCGTGTGAGCTGTGCTACCATTTGTTCTTTGCTGACCTCGGCAGTGTCCACGGCAATGTCTAGATCGCCTGATGTATCCTTGATACCTGTGCTACCTAGTGTATTGTTCTGTAGATCCAAGCCAGGGACCAGTTCTTCCAACCAGGCCAAGGTTGATTTTACATCAGTTTGATTGATGCGCTGTGTGACACTGCGACCATCGGCATCTTTGAATACATTGCCACCTTCAAGTAACTGCATGATTAGACAGTGCCCGGACGTTTACGTGTAGAACGTTTGGTGTTCTGACCCAACGACGAAGGAGATGCAGGCGCGGTGGAGCCGGTTGGTGCTGACCCACCGGCTTTGATCAGTTCCTGATCTAAGAACGCCTGGAAACTTTCATCGGGCACACGACCTGTGGTTTGATTAGCCCATTGCCCATTGTTGTCAATGGCATAATTGACATTTCTGTACTGTATCACGGCCGGTTGTACACTGACTACTTTAGCAAGTCCTTGCGATTGAGTAACGTCTTGCTGGCTGACCGCGGCCTGTTGCACTAACTTGGCGATACCTTGTGCTACCTTTTGTGGATTGTCTCGATTGCTGGTAATATCAGCGATCAGCTGATTGATCTGTTGTTTGTTGGTAGCATAGGACAAAGACTGTCCACCTAGGAGATTTTTTTGCACAAATGCAGACAATGACCTGGGATATAAGTCGGCGTACTGATTTGGATCGGGTGTGGCGGCTCGCAGTTGTTTGTCGTAGTTGGCCCAGATATCGGCAACTTTTTTGCCCAGCATGGCTGTTTGTTGGGCTTGCATTTGATTACCGTAAGCAGATTTAAAATCGCTTTTGGGAGATAACGCCTGTCCTAGCTTACTTGCGCCTGCAGCTACCTTGCCAGCTACATTTCCTAAAAAGCTACCTATGCCTTCATCTACACGACCCTGTGTTATTTCATGAATTTGCATCAGTACGCCTCACGCTACGGGTAAATTTAGCAGGATCACGCTGATTGATAGCGTTGAGCAGTTTACGCTTGAGATTTTCGGCTTGCTCTGGAGCATAAGATTCATCAATTTGTTCCAACAAGCGTATGGCCGAAGCAATAACATTGCTGGCGCGAGTCTCTATGACATGGCGCTGATCGCGCTGGATGTACATGGCATCTAGTTCTTCTAGTAAACTACGTGTTTTTTTCTGCATTTTGGCCCAGGACCTTTTTATTATTTATTGGTTTTGGTCAGTAATTGATTTAAAGGTATTGTACCAAATCAGGAAATGCTTGTTGCCACTGGTTATTACGGCGCTGTTCCCACGTTTTAACAAAGTGTTGCCATCGATCCAATGATGTCTGATGAGTTAAATTGGCTATTAATTGATGTATAATATGATTAGTTGGATATTTGTTTAGTATTAATTGCCTAATGCTCTGCGGCATGTTCTCTAAATTCCATGTCTCGCCAAAACAGTGATGAATATTAATTTCAGTTTTGTCACCACTTAAATTAGTATCTAAATTGTGTTTGATCCAGTCCTCAAGTCGATCAAAATAATATGCGTTAAGAAAATTAGCTGTAAATTCTACCCTGAATATCATGTTCCATATATCCTTGTTTTCTCTCAGTCGAATTAGATTTTTGCTGACTTTATTCCAGGGCAACGGCCATCTGACATAATCAAATTGTTCTTCTATTCCATCTAAACTTGCTGCAAAAATTATTGTTTTAAATTTTTTCCATGCCTTAATAACTTCATCATTGGGGTAGATAGATCCATTGGTAGTGTAGTGCAATGTTACCTGTTCTGGACAGGGTATTCGCTGTATAAATTTTAAATGCGTGTCGGTAAACAATGGCTCTCCACCAAAAAATTTAACATATTTTAATTTTGTCAACGACACAGTGTTAATAATTTGATCAATGACATCATTAACTAAATTATCGTCTTTGTTAATTTTTATTATTGTATTGTTTAATTTTGATTTTTCTTTATGCCATAACGTGCTACTGCTTTCGTTACAAATTACGCAAGCTGCATTACACTCATTGTCAAGATGTATATCTATACTGACCGGATCTAATGATGTTTCGTCGGCAGCAATCCAATCAGGTCCAGATTGTCGTAAACTCATTTGTCCAGCGTCTTCAAGAACTTTACAGCATCTACAATTGTCTGTCCAGCCTGTAATTGATTCAAATGCCGTTTGACGATTTTTTAGCAATCGGGAATCAACTTTAATTTTATTTTTATAAAAACAACAAGGTCCCACAACAACAGATTTATCTTGGGTCAAGTTGAATGAATATCCGTTAGATAGATATCTACAAAATTGATTTGGCATTATGACTGTTTAATTTGCCCTAGCAATTGCTTTAATTTGGCACTTTGCACGTCTGCTGTAATTTTTACAGTGTCTTCGCGATCTGCAGATTCAGTTCCGTTGATCATTGTGCTCTTGACCTTGATACTGTCTAATAAGTTATTCTTAGCAAACGAATTAACTGGCCTGGCTTCTTCTCCTGGGTCTGTAATACGCATGGTTTCTATGTTGTAGTCAAGATCGATCTTTTGTCCTACGCCTGTACTTGATCGTGATTTCATACATTGTATCTGATATTTGCCACGCTCACGCATGGCTCGGCTGGTAAAGATACCAAATACATTGTCTGCTGTGTTGATCTTTGAAATACCACCCGAGATATGACTATGATCAAATTCTATTTCTTCCACAGCACTTCGATTCAACTGGCTTGCTGTAACAAACAACACATTGAGCTCTTTGGCCAAGTTACGCAGTTCTTCACTCACATACTTGTCTTTGACAAACAAGTCGTTTGGACTGACTTTTGCACTCACAGGCATCAGCAAGTCCAAGTAATCACACATGACAAAGTCCACTTTCAATCCTGTTTGCACTTGCACTTCTTTGATATAGCTTCGTATATCATTGATGTTGCTCTGTGCTGGCAATGCTTTGATACGATATTGACCGGCTTTCTTGCTCACAAGTTTGACCTTGAGTTCGGTTTGATCTATGTCCTTGCGTATCTCTTTGGTACTCATTCCGGCCAACATGGCATCAGTTCTCAACGCACACAGTTCTTCACTAAGTTCTAGACTGATATACACCCCAGACAAGCCAGCCTGCAACCAGCTG